GTCGAGGGAAGGCATTGACCACATCAACCACGTTGTTGTACGTCACGCCACCGCCAGTCTGAGCCACGGTAGCCAGAGTGTGAATGCCGTTGGTGATAGCCGCGCCAGAAGTGCCAAACGCAGCGGTAGAGCCGGAGGCATACATATCCAGACCGCGCAGGCCAGAAGTTGCGCCAGTAGCCGTGGTAGTCGAGCCAGCTTGGTCAGAGTTGACGGCCATTGAAGCGCCTTCAACTTGAGCAAATTCAAGCATCAGGTCTTCAACGAGTTCAGGCTGAAGGCCGTTGACATCGGACAGCACAGCCATGCGGATGGGCAATTGAGCCGTCACAGCACGGACAGGAAGCTGCCAAATCGAGGTGTTGGTGTCAGGAGTACCTTGGTTGTTCTGAACCGGGTAGCCCCAAGGATTTGTTTGGTTGGTTGCGTTACCAATCTTGGCAACGAACTGTGCGTCAGAGCCGGATACGGTCATTTGACGCGAACCCATACGGAAGGGGTTTGCATATCGCAGAGCAGCGAATGCGTCATCAAAGATCACACGACCACCCACGCCAGAACCAGAGCCGGTGATGCCAGAGGCTTCTTTGAGGTCGATGGTGACTTTGCCGCCTTCGTTGTAGGCTTGCTTGATTCCGCTAAGGATTTTCTCGGTGATGGTCATGGCAGTGTCCTAAAAAGTGTTCCTACAAAATGGGGGCCGAAGCCCCCATTCTGCTCATCAGGCGGCGGTAGCCGTCGAACGATAGCGGACCAGAGCGAACGGATCGCGGACGCTGGTTCCCAGACGCTTTTCACCGTAGAAGGTGATGAAGCCGGGGAGCGTCTGGTCGTAGCGGCGGACCAGCATGTTCAGACGATCAATGATCGTGTGACCACGGGTGAAGTCGCCGAAATAGGCCGGGTACAGGCTGGTAGTGCCAGCGGAGGCGGTAGTGGCTTGGCTAGGAGCGTCCACATAGGGGTTCTCAACAACCGGGAAGCCCAGCAGAGTACCGACCACGCCATCGACAGACAGACCTTCATTACGGTTGAAGATCGGAGCGCCGTTGTCGTCAACCAGACCACGAACTTGCGACAGGAAGATGTTGTTCATCATCCACTTCACGTTGGCGCTACGGTACTGGACCGGCAGCGAGTACATGAAGTTCACAAGGTCTTTGTACGTCACGTTGGCAGCGCCCACCACGTTGGTGTTGCTGGTCAACTGGTCGTAGGTAGCCAAGTTGTGCAGGCCGCTGGTAGAGCCAGTGCCGGAAGTGCCGTAGGAGGCCACGGAGGTAGTGCCGCCAGTGTAGGTGGCGTTAGCGCCGCCGTACTGGTCCAGACCGCGCAGGCCATCAGCGCCGCCGGTAGCGGTGTCAGCGCCAGTGCCAGTCTGGTCGTTGTTGGCGATCATCGACAGAGCTTCAGCCTGAGCGAATTCGGCCAGCATGTCGTCCACCACGTTGGCTTCCAGACCGTCGATGTCGTCCAGAGCAGCGGTACGAATCGGGAACTGGACGTTGATGTCCTTCAGCACGATTTGCCAGATGCTCGTGTTTTCAGTCGTGGGCGAACCGTTGTTCTGGATAGCGTAGCCCCACTGAGCACCAGCATTGCCGGTCTTCACACGGAACTGATAGCTAGAGCCATCGGTGGCCACGGTGCGCGACAGACCACGCATGGGGTTAGCCATACGCAGAGCGACGAACACGGGGTCATAGGCGGTACGACCACCCTTGCCATCACCGCCAGCGGTCAGAGCAGAGGCTTCACGGATGTACGCTTCCATCTGAGCTTCGTCGGCAAAAATCTTCAGTTCTTTTTCGAACTGCGACTTGCCAGAGGCCATTTCCTTCAGTTGCTCACGAACGTGCTTGTTCACATCGCCACGAACGGTCTTTTCGATCTTCATGACGGCAGGAGCTTGCACGGAGGCCACTTTGGCTTCCAGAGCAGCAACCATTTCGCTGAATTCGGCCTTGACGGCTTCAACAGCAGCAGGAATAGCAGACTCAACTGCTTGGATTTTTTCGGCTTGGGCAGCTTCAATAGCGTCCAGCTTTTCGATGATTTCTTTCGACATGATTAACCTTTCAGGCGTTTGTCAAGGAGTTTAAGAAGTTCACGCTGCTCAAGAGCCGCGAGAATTTCCGTTTCGGTTGCCTCCGCATCAGAATCACTCTGACTCGGCGCACTTTCAAGCGGCTCTTTTACAGCATCACGCTGCTCAATCACCTGCTTGAATACGGATGCGGCGGCAACCGCTTCCGACTTGGACAGCCCTGCATCCCGCAGTGCCTCTTCCAAAACTTTCAGGTCAGCAGAACCGTCATCCCGGAAGTATTCCAGTTTCTTGATTTCTGCTTTCGGATTGTTGGGGTACATGACAATGCTTGTCTCACGCAGGCCACCTTTGGTGATCTGGAAGTAGCCATTCTCCCAATAATCATGTGAGCCAGCAGGGAACACGGTTCCGTCTTCTTTGACCCACTGATATTCATCAGCATATGCGCCAACAGAAACGCCGCCAAACATATTGGGCGATTCGCTCATGACTTGGTATGTGTCCGAACCCATTGTGGTGTTCAAGAACAGACGACCCTTGGCAGACATGCCTTCGTCATCCATCTCGATTTCAGTCCACTCACCAACTGGAATTTGATCCGAGTTGTGATTGACATACATGGGAAGAGGACGGCCCGACTTGGCAAATTCGTTGGCCCATTCCATAAAGCCTTCAGGCTTGTAGAAGAATTTACGGCCATCAGCGCCCTCACGAGCGCCCCAAGTGGTGATACGAGCTTCAATCTTTCCTGTCGGTTCGCCGTTTGCGGCCTTTTCGGACAGGTTCAGTTTTGCTTCGCAGATGAGATTCAGTTGCTTCATTGATTGCCCCTAAAGCAATGGACAGATTGTTGTCTTGTATTTTAGGGGGTTGCCCTTGCAATACAGGCAACGGTATTTCTGGTCCACGGACCTGTTTTGCTAATGCTACCAGATATTTTGAATCAGTACGCATTTTTTATCAAGTTGTTCCGATGTTCATTTTCTTCTTCTGACTTCCGCCGCCGCCGCCAGTATCTTGGGGGCTGCTGCCGGGAATTACATCATCAGAAGCGTCACCAGAAGTTGCATCATCAATCAGTTCGTCGCCGCCATCAATCGGGGCCATGCCCATGTACTCACGGGCTTCGTTGGGCGTCATGATGCCATTTTTGACGCCAGCCGTAGCAAAGTTCATTTGGTCCAGCGGAGCGCCCTTGAGGAAATTCTTGGTATCAAATTCCACACTCAGAGTCGGATAACCGACAAACAAGTGCTGCTTGAGCTTTTCCTGAATGTTCACCAAAGTCGGATACATTGTTGACTTGTAAAACTCGTCAAGCTGTGTCTGAGTATTGTTGAACTTGGAGTCTGTAATGCCAATCATGGCAGGCGGCACGCCAAACAAACCGCAAATGCGCTTCATGGTCTGGAGCTTGAGTTCGCGGGTGTCGTTGTCCTGCAACTTGAGCATTTCCAAAGGCGTGTACTTCATGCCTTGGTCAAGCAGCATAGATTGACCGGGCTTGCTCGGGTCGGACTGACGAGAGCCGACCATATTGCTCCATGCTTCTTTCAGACGAGCAGCAATTTCCTTGAACTTGCCGTCAGGAATGACCGCCTCAGTCATGAACATGCCAGAAGGCTTTGCGCCGTTCTGCATGACGTAGTTGGCATACAGGTCGATGTCTTGATCGAGGCCAACCAGTTCGGCAGCAAGGATGGCTTTGTTGAAACCAGCCGAACCCTGCCACGCCATTTCCTTGCAGTGCATCACTTGATGGGCAGCAAGCGGCTCGTCACGGTTGAAGCCGTAGGAAGGAGTGGACAGACGGTAGGACGGGTAGCGAGTCGGCGTGATTGTCACAGCAATCAGAGTCGAATCGAGCACGTACATTTCCAACGGGGTTTCTGTGGTCGATTTTTGGTTGGCCCTCCACCAAAGCGTGAATGCTTCGCCAGAAAGCTCGTACCACATCAGCCACTGATACCAAAACTCGTATTTGCTTTGGAAATTGTTGGGGCTGTTGAGCAGTTTGTAGACCTGCTTGGCCTTCTCGTTTTCACGACGACCAGCACTTTTGTCTTTCACCGCATCAATACATTTGCCATCTTTCTCAGCAACAATCCGAATGGGCAGTTGTGCAAGCGCACGGGCTTTGAGCGCAATACAGGACATAACCGTGCTGTTTCGAGCCAGCATGGACATATCCACCGGACGACCAGCATTTGTGGTGCTGGCGCTGGTGACATACAGGATTTGTGTGTTTACCGTGGGGTTTTGACCGCCACCCTGATAAACAATGTTGTTGCCCAGAGCCGTCTGGCCGAACATTGAGTTCGATTCAGATACCTGTTTTTTGCCCTTGAAAGCGTCAAAAATTCCCATGATCGGCTCCTATTTAGGCAGATATTACCACTCGATAGACCTAAAGCCAAATGAATCTGACACAAATACGTTATCCAAATGGCAATGGATAGCCATAATCATGGCAATGATTCCGTCAACCTTGGCGGAAGGATCGGCTTCGTTCTTGCGAACTTTGACGTTTCCGTTCACATCAGTGTAAACCTCACAGTTGCCCAGTTGCCAGCCAACAAACGGGTTGCCATCGTGCTTGATGGCCTTCTTCAAAATCAGTTGTTCTGTTGCTTTCGACGGGTTTGAGAGGACAGCCATGCCCTGCCCAACTTTCTTAACAGGAAGACCGTCGGAATAGAGGTTAGCCACAAGCGCAGCAGCGTTGTAGGGGTCATATCCAATTTCTTTGACATTATGCTTCTCACATTCCTGTTTGATGTACGCCTCAATCTCGTTGAGGTCAGTTACGTTGCCCGGAGTCAGACGCAAAATGCCAGACATGACTGCTTGGCTGTAAATGCTCTTGTAATGGTTCGGGATAAGCTCGATGGACTCTTCGGGCAAGAAGAATTGGAATCGAGCATGGAAGTCTTCTTCGCCGTACCGATGCAAAGTGCAAACAGCATTCAAGTCTCGCGTGTGTGCAAGGTCAAATGCAACAAACGTGGACTCAGGCTTTTCTTCTGGCAGCTTAGCAACAGACTCATCCCAATACCTGCGGTCAACCCAAGCCGAGTTGGCCGACACATAGATGTTTAGCTGCTTGCAGAGGAATTCGTTGAGACTGGCTGGCTTTGCTGCCGCTTCTTCAGCCATGTGACGAATGTGCTCAGTAGTGACTGAAACTCCGAGCATGGGATTTGCTTTGCCCCAAACAGAAGCATCGCCCCAAGCGTCCCCGGGATCAACGCTATACAGAAGGCCAAACCACCTAAAATTGTCAGGAGCAGCCCCACGGAGTACAGCACGAAAGTGCGAAAGGTCTTCATAGAACTTGGTTTCCTTTGTAAAGCTGGCTGTCGTCAAGTACATACGCATCGGATTCTTCCGAGCGCCCATACCTGAGTGCAACACCTCAATCGAGCCGCGCTCAACAATCTGCGCCGCTTCATCAATCATGGCGCATGACGGGTTCTTACCGTCACCAGTCTTACGGTTCTCGCGTGACAAGGACCGATAGGTCGATGTCGAGTCGCCTGCCTTTTTCAGTTCACTTCGGTAGACGATGAACTTTGCGGCAAGCTCCGGGACCATGCCTTCAACAATCGCCTTTGACGAGTCAAAGCAAATGGATGCCTGCTCTCGGTTTGTTGCAAGAGTGAAGACTTCTGCACCCGCATCACCGAACTGGAGTTCGTAGAGGCTGATGATGGACGCGATAGTCGTCTTACCCGATTTGCGGGGGACAAATAGGATGACATCGGTTGTCCAGCGGATCGAGTGGTCGCGTTTGTCTCGAAAGCCATAAACGCCTGCCAAGAAAAGAACCTGAAACGGTTGTAGCTCAATCGGCTTGCCTGCATCTGGACCCTTTACATGCTTACAGAAGCGGACGAACTTCAGGATGTGTTCGACCTTGGCCGCGACAAATTCGTAGGGCGCATCCTTGCGTTCCACCATGTCGAGGAACCGCTGACAGGCCAGCTTGATGTCTTCGCAAGCCTGAATGTCTCCACGAACTACGCCACTAGCGTACTGGAAGGCGCTCTCAAGCTGTGGCGAATAACTCATCGACTTCGGATGCCTTGTTCTTCAGCTTCGGACGACCACGAGCAACCAAGCCCAGTTCGGCAAGAATCTTGATGGCCTTGTCAGCCATCTCAGTTCTGACCTTGTACCAAGCACTGACGCCGGGGTTCGCGCCATAAACAGTCACATGACCTTCTGACCGAATGTTGATTTCAGCCGTCAGCAGGCTGTCAACCGTAAGAACCAAAGCTCCGACCAGCAACTCATCGCTTGCAGTGAGCGCACCTGTGCTTGCCTCGACTTCTGCGCGAATCGCAGTTTCGAAAGCAGCCTTGTCCCAAGTGTTTGGGTCTTCCAGATATTTGAGAATGTGTCGAGGTTTTTTTGCCATAAGTTTTTCCTGTCTTGTCGCGTAACGCAAGCGTACCACATTCAGGGAATTCCCACGCAAATCTCCCCCCCTCCTGACTTTCTACCCCTCCGAAATTGAC